GTCAGTTTTCGCCAAAAACGCAGCGAGCTTGGCCTTGTACTACGGGTTTTCGCGACCTGAGTCCATTGGTGCCACTTCCAGATTTTGGTCTACCGCCGGTTCTCCCATTGCTCATAGCGTAGGGCAAGGTGAATGTACACCACTCGCATACAATCCTAAATGTACTACTGTAGTCGATTCGCGTGTGGCTGGATTGGATGGTACGGACGAGATGTCTTTGCACTACATCAGATCCCGTGAATCCTTTTTCAATTTGTTCACCTGGTCAGAAGCGAATTCTCGCGGAGACCTGTTAGCTTCATTCCCCATTATGCCAATGTGGGGTTCGACTGCCACTACACCAGGCGTGGTTTTGCCCACTTCTTTAGCTTACGGCACGTTTCCATTTCAAAAATGGCGCGGTTGCATCAAAATGCGTTTTCAAATAGTTGCTTCCGCCGTTCACACTGGTATGTTGCGCTTCGTGTATGACGCGAATTCTGAGACGACAGGTCTGCTTGACATTGCTGAGCAGAACAAGCTTCGTGTCATAAACATGGACCTTTCAAAAGAGCGCGATTTGACCATTGAGTTCCCTTACATGTCATTTAGGCCTTATCTCAACACCACTACAGATTTTTATGGTGGTGGTTTTGATCTGAGCAATTCTATCGCCAATGGTATTCTCAGGATTTACGTCATGAACGAGCTTATCAGCTCGTCATCGACCACTGCGCCCGTTACAGTTCTTGTTTCAATTGCGGGCGGTGACGATTTTGAAGCCTGGTTGCCTGTTGGTAGGTACCAACAATATCAGCCAACTCTTGAGTCTGGAGGAGATACTCAAATAGCTGTAGAAGTTGCTGATAGTGCACCAGAAGGCGTCACGGAAACAACCATGGTTCAGTGTTACTCGATGCCTCACCACACGAAGATTTTCCACGATGATCCCATTGTGAGCGTACGGTACTTGCTCAAGCGATTTGTCGCCACAATGTTCATCAACAGGGATTCAGTAGGCTATATACGCATCAATACCCCGATATATCCCACAAACACGATCGTTGGAGGGAACATCTATTCATACCGGACGGCATTTCAGTATTGGGCCGCCGGTTACGTTGGATGGCGAGGACGCGTCAACAAAAGGTTTTT